ATTCGCCGTAATACTTTAGCGCCCCGGCGACATAGGCATCGTGAGCCGCTTCTGCGGTGTCAAACACACCCAGATGCCGCTTCTTTCCGTTTGGGTGCACAGCGGCAATGTATCGGCCTGTGCGCCTATCCATTGTTACGCCCTTGAAGCCGGACGTGTTTGAAGACCTGCGTGAAGTGTTCGCCATGTTCTGCGAGCGGGTAGCCACCCTCAGATTGCAAATTCTGTTGTCCGACTTAATGCCATTCACGTGGTCGATATCGCCCGCAGGCATGTCGCCGCTCTGATAGGCCCACGCTGCCTGATGTGCCATAATCTTGGCGCGCTCAACGCACAGGACTATGTATCCCATTTTGTGAGAATGCCCTGCGCGCTTGCCGGAGAAACGCTTGTTCCATATGACGTCAAAGTGTGTCTTCACAGTACGGGTCTTCCACGTGAAATGCCCCGTCTGCGGGTCGTAATCCAGCAGCAGCTTGAGACGCTCTTGTGTGACGCTCACTCTGCGGCATCCTCAACGATAACGGCTTCATCAGCCATCACAACCTTGGCAGGCCGTCCGCGCTTGGCCTTGGGGGCCTCAAGCACTTCGACAGCCCCCTCGCTGTCGTTGACCGCCTCAAAGTATTTGTTGCCCTGCAACTTCTTGATTGCGTACTGAAACGCCGCGCTGTCCCTAAACATGCCCGGCAGGACATCAGTCGGCACTGTCTCGATGAACTTGACGCCGTACATCGTCACTGCTGACGGCATCGGCGTTTCATCAAACTCAACGCCCCCGATATAAATGAATCGCATAGATCCTCCTTGAAAGAAAAAGGAAGGGGCGAACCATAAGCCCGCCCCTCCGTCGCATTACGAGTTCGGGCCTTCGAAGCGGCCTGTGAGTGCAAGGTACACAGTACCCGTCGCGCCCGTTGCCGGACCCGTGGGGATTGCGCCTGTGATAACCGTGTCGTCGGTGTACAGGTAGCCGAAGCCAGTCGTGGCAAGTGCGCTCGAAAGCGTGCCTGCCTGACCAACGGTCGACGCCGCGAAAATGCGGTCCGCGTCGCCAGAGTCACCGATGTTGATCGTCACGGTCGGCGAGCCGTTCGTGTCGATGTCCGTCGCTTCAAGCGTCGCAGCCGTCAGGCGGAAGCCCTTGGGAACGGTGCCGAAAACGAAGGCGTCGAGGTTGGCGGCTGCCGCCGATACGCTGACTTCCCAATAGAAAGTCATGGTGTTGCCAGGATGCGCACCGACGAAAGCCTTCGGTGAGTTGGCGTACTGCTTGGAAGTGTAAGTTGCCATTGATTGTTACCTCTCATCCCGATACTTTAATCAGCGATTCGGGAGTGTAAGATGATGGATAGAACTTGGATTGAAGCGGCCAATTTCGAGAAGTACGAAGTGTCGAATGACGGCCTTATGAGAAACAAACGGCCACGGAGTGACCGACCTGAACTTCTCAAAGGGTCGCCAGACAAAGACGGGTATATCCGCTATGCCTTGCGCGCCGACGGTAAGACTTGGAACCGCATTTCCCACCGCATCGTGTGGGAAAGTTTTGTCGGTCCAATACCGCTTGGTATGCAAATCAACCACAAGAACGGCGTCAAAAACGACAACCGCCTTGAGAACCTAGAGGTTATGACGCCTTCACAAAATGTGCTGCACAGCTTCCGCGTGTTGGGCAAAAAGCCTTGTATCAACCCAAATCCGGGCACGAAGAACGGACGCGCCAAACTCAATGAAGCATCCGTCCGTGAGATCAGAACACTGATCCAAGCCGGTCTTAGCGACAAAACAATCGCCGCCCGGTTTGGAGTTTCGCCCGCATCCATTTGGTTCATAAAAACCAAGCAGACTTGGACTAGTGTTGCATAAATGCTTCAGTCCGCGAGGCCAGAAACGTATACGGTCACGATGCCCTGCTGCTTTGAAGCGGACGAAGATCCCGTTCCAAAGTGCAGCTTGGCAATGCCGCGCAGTTCCTCGATGGCAACACCTGGGCGGAACTTGTAGTCGTCCGTCATGTCGGTGATCGGCATCGGTTCCTGACCCCAAGCAACGCCCATGGCCTGCTGACCGCAGAGGAAGCAAGGCTCAACAGCGATAGAGCCGTTACCAGCCGTCGCGAAGATGCTCGAGGTCGTGATGAGCGTCGAGATTTCTTCGATCTGGCGGATGATGACACCATCATAGATGAGGTCGCCGTCCTGGAAGAGCGGGTTCGAGTTCATGCCGCCTGCTTCGCGAGCGCGGGCGTCGCGATTGGCTGCAATCATCGTCGAGTCAGCCTTGAGGTCGCGGAACGAGCGCGATCCAGCGAACATGACGAAGTACTCGCGACCGTCTTCGAGACGGAACGGGCGAATGGCCGGCGAGGCGTTCTTTGCAAGACGCTTCGCAAGGCTCACCGTGGCAGCAGTCAACTTGTCGTTGGTGCTGTCAACAGTTGCCAAGCCGGTGGCGTGGGTGGCCGAGTAGTTGCTCGTAGCCGCACCGAACAAGATGCGGTCAGAGTTGGCAGCACACCACGTGTTGTAGTTCGCAGCCGTTGCACCCGTGACCACGACGTTACCGTCAGAGTCAACGATGTCAACCGCAGGGATCGAGGACGTGGTGACCGTGGGGCCAGCCATGTACTTGATCATGTCGGCGCGCAGTGTGTCGGCCGACCACAGCTTGAGCATGTCACGACCAGCGTTCAGCAGGTCGATCTCGGTCTTGTACGACGTGGACTTCGGCACCTTGACGGCGTTACGAATCCAGTCAACCGAGATAGCGCAGTTGTAGTTGCCGAGCTGCTCTTCCTTGCCGTTCAGGACGCCAGAGCCACGAACACCAGCAGCCGTCAGCTTGGTGATGAGCGGGACGTTGATCGTCTTGCCGGATTCGGAAGCGAGTTCGTACATCGAGACGATGACCGAAGTCTTCTTGCGGCCCATGTACGGGAGGAAGCCAGACTCACGGACATATTCCGCGAGGTAATCTTTTGACCAAATCTGCTTCTCAAGAGCAGACGAAAGGGAGGTCTCAGCCATTTGAGTGTCCTATTATTTGAACACTGCGTTGAACGCTTCGCCTGGTCCGACCGGAACGTTAGGGGCTTTGCCCCCGGCGCTCGGTGCGGATGCAAGTGAAGGTCGCGGCAGTGCGGGTTGGGGAGATGGTGCCGCCACTCCAGCCGGCTGCGCCTGCCCTGCCTTGACGTAGCCATTGGCCTCTGCCCACTTCTGGGCAAACGCTTCCGGGTCTTCGTCACCAAGCTTGGCAATGCGTAAGGTTCGCTGGTGCTGCGTCACTACGAAGTCGTAAGGATCGGGCTGACGTTGGATTGACTGCCAAATGGCCGGATTGTTCTGCAGTTCCTGCTGCAGCCACTCCTCGGCGGCTTTGACCTTCTCTTGGCCGTGGTGACGTACTGCCGCCACAAGGCTCGCGTTTGTGATTGCGTCCCAGCGCACTCTTTCGATGCGCTCGTTCAACTGACGTTCGAAGGCTTCTGGATCCGCTAACGGGTCCAGAGGCTGTTGCGGCTTGCGTTGCGCTTCCGCTTCTCGGCGCTTGTACTCTTCAAGCTCTCGCTCGAATTTCTGGCGCTTCTCTCGTTCGTCCAGAACTGCGGCTATCGGGATGTATCCAGCGGGTGGCTGTACGGGCGCACTTGCCGGCTGCGATAGCGTAGGCTCTGTTGTTGGGGCTTCCTGAACGGGCTGCGATACAGCAGGCGGCTCAGATACAGGCGGCTCCGATGTCATCGGGGCGGGCTGTGAATCTTCACTTTTGGACGCAAAACGTCCCGCGTCGTCCCTGGGTTGATCCAGGAACGCAAGTTTGTCCTCAGTCATATGTTCCCTTGAATGCGGCCGAGTAAGCCCGCCGTCGGCTATGCAACGCCCTTAAGGATGGCGGCTCCTATGCTGCCAGAAGCAGCAATTCTTCTTCGTCCTCTTCGTCGCGCTGCCGTTTGGCTTCCGCTCTGACGAGGGCGTAAAACTCGTTGATCTCCCTGAGCGCCTTTTGCATGGCGTCCAGCTCGTTCAGTGTCAGCGCGAGGCGTGCAGCCTCTAGCGCCTCTTGTGCCTGCTCCTGCACCCTGTCAGGGGCTTGGACCAGTTGGGGGGTAGCGACCTCCTCGATGAACCGGACAACGTCCCTGCGTTGGTCACGGCGCTTGTTGCGCTTTTTGTAGAAGTACGGGTCCCAGCCGCCTTTGCCGCGTGTCTCTTCGGCAGTGTCTTCGACCCCGACCAGCGAGCCCGTGAGACTGCCAGAGCCAGACAGGCTCGCAGACATCGCGCCGGGGTTCTGTTCCCCACCCTGAAAGTACCGCCCCGGAAAGTAGTTGTCGGGAAAGTACTTGTTAGGGAAATGGTCCCCGCTCACGGTTTAGCTATCCGTGAGATCGTATGTGATTGCCGTCCTGTCGCCGTCGCCCGTGACCGTTGCAATGATGCGGTCCTTGTCGTCAACGAAGGCGTTCCGAATGGTGATGGTCGTGGTAGCCGCGCCGCTGATCTTGCCGGCAGTCGCCGCTGCAATGAGCCGAAGCGCATGACGCACCGTCAGCCCGTCTTCCACCCCGTTGACTGCGTCCAGAATGGCATTTGCCACGTTGGCAGTCGTCAGCACGTCACCCGTGACCGTGATGTCAGCCGCAAGCGTGCCAAGGGCCGTCAGGACCGTGGTCCCTGCTACCGTGCCTTCGGCCTCTACTGCCGCTGCTAGGTGGCCAATGGCCGTTAGCTGGGCAGTCGCCCCGCCTTCGCCGCTAAGCGCCGCCGCAAGCTGCAGGAACGCCTGCAGTGCAGCGCCTGAGATGGTCCCAGAACCACCAATCGCAGCCTGGAGGCTGATAATCAACTGAGCCGTGCCGGATAGGTCGCCCGTTCCGGCGATGGTCGCTTCTGCGTTCTTTCCGCCCGCAATAGCCCCGACCAAGTCGCCGTCACCAATCATGGTGAAGCGTGCGGCGAGTGCCCCGGCAGACTGTGGCATGAGCCACGTGTATTGGTTGCGGTAGCCCTCAGGGATGCCCGCAAGGTTAGTGGTTATTCCCTCGCCTGCCGTGAAATTGCGACGGCATGTCTTGTTGTGCGTGTTTGCGTGTAAGGCATACGGGTAGGCGTTATTCGAGACTGTCGCACCAAAGATACGGACGCCCGCTGAGGCATCCCGATAACCATTGGTGTGAAGCGCCATTAGCCGCCATACCCGTAGTCAAAGTCAATCATGATGGTGCCGGCCGATGTGGTTGCACCCGTCTGAAACAGAAGGAACTGGATGTTCGCCCCGTCCACAATGCGGGGAAGCGATGGCATCGCGTTCAGGAAGTCGATCTTGGTGTAAAGGCCGGTAGCCGGGACCGGGATGGTCCAGAGTGGCTTTGCAAGGCAGATGACAACTGTGCCAGAAGCGTGCGCAGTGCCCGCCCATACAAGCGAAACGATGTCGGAAACCCCTGTGTCGCCTGCTGCCATTGGCAGGAATGGGTTGTACTTGTTCGCCGCCGTGCCTGAGTTGAGCAATAGCCCGACACCAAGCGAAGCCGTCGATGTGAATGTGGTCGTTGCCCCTGCGCCGCCGCCCGTATCGAGATAGTTGATGATGCAAGTCGGTGCGTTAGCACCCAATGCCGTATCAGCAGCCACGAACATACGAAGCCCCTCGCCGTTCGCGTACCTGTCACCGCCACCCAGTGCCGTCATGGTCACGGTCTTCGTGCCCGTGGTGCTGACGTTCGTGCCTGACAGCGGAACGTAGCCCACAAGGTCAATCGCCATGATGTACCAAGGTGCGCCTGCTGCTGCCACACACGCAGCGCCAGCGCCAAGGAAATGCTTGGTAGCCGTCGAGACATTGCCGCCGTGATACGGAGCGCCTTCGGACCACGTATCGTCTGTTGACACGTAGGTAAGGTCAGCGCCCGCAAATGTAGCCGCTGGGGGCGTGCCCGCGTGCCCCGCAAGCAATGTCCAGTGACCCGCCGTTCCGGCAGATGCGAGCGTCTTGTTATAGAAAACGTTCCCGTATTTGCCGTTGGTCGTGATCTGGTTGATGAGATCGTCTTGGCTCGTCCAGCCCATGTGTCAGTTCCACGTTGTTTCTAGGATGCCAGCGAGCACTGATGATGCAAGCGATCCGGCATAGCCTGATGCGAATATGTCCAGAACAGCACCATCCTTGATCTGCTGCGGCCTGTTATGGATGAGCGATGCAAACTCAACACAAGCGCCGTAACTCTCAAGGTTGCCAGTTGTGGTACGCCTGCACTCCTGCGTCGTGTACGCCGTGAGCAATGGATGCACGATAACCAGTGCCATCAGGCCACCACCACCCGCCGTAAACGTCACGCTCTCGATAGACTTGACGCCATAGTCACCCGCCTGCAGGTGCAGGAAGGGGTGATAGGATGTTGCACTACCGACACTCGACGCCACCACCTGACCGCCGCCAGCGATGGCAAAGGTGAAGTGGTTCTGGCTCGTGCGCCCCGCCGTGCCGTCTTGGTTCGTGTAGCTGAATGTGAACCGGCCAGTTGCGGACGCCGCTGATTGCCCTACCGCGATAACCTGCCCGAAGTCATAGCGCGGGATGGTCGTTGTATTGACCATGTCCTGCTGCTCGCCTACCGCGTCCGTGTCAACGAACGGGTAGTATAGCAACAGGTCGGCAACAATTAATCGTTGCCGACCGTTGGTTGTTGATGTCGCAGATGATGCCGCGCTCATGACCTTGAGATTTCGCAGCCACTGAGTGGCGGGCGCAACCGTTGGCACATAGATACCGCGCGCCACCTCGACCGTCGCCGCCTCTAACGGGGCTGATGCGTAGAAGTTGGCCGCTGGTGAGCCGGGGAAGTAGCTGTAATCAATCCACGCGCTTGTAGTTGTGGCTGTCGACGAAATTGCCTTGCGGAAGCTGGTGTAATGCTCTTGGCCCGATGGCCCTGCATCCACCCACTCAGCAATTCGACGGAACCCTGCCATTAGCCAGCCTTTTTGACAGGTTCAGCAAATGCTGACTCGCCGTATGCCGTGGCGTGCAGATGAGCGACAATGCCACCCTTGCACTCACACGCGCGGTGGAACTCGTTGCCCTCGCGGATCACGGGACCGCCGCACTCTTTGCAGG